CTACCCACGATCTTCCCATCGGGTCCAACGATCTTATAGGGCTTGCTGCCAGATGTTTTCTTGATTTTGTAAGGCATAGGAAATTAGGGGGCACCCGAAGGTGCCCCCGTGATTATATATCAAGAATCCGCAAAGGGAGTCGCGACAGTTCCAGAACCAACCAAAACGCCCTGAATCAAATACACATTATCATCAATAGCCGTTACTTCGATATAACTACCCTTATCTCCACCAGTGGTAGTTCCATTAAAGGTTGCTACATCATTCGATGCGGCGGGTGCAAAAGCATTCTGGGTTGTTCCTGCAACGCTAAGAGAACCAACAAATTTATCAGTTCCATCTGTTAGAATATCAAGATCCGTAGAATCCGTTTCAATATAAAAAGTAAACTTGGAGCCAATATTACTGGGTGTGTCCGGACCCGAAACAGAACTATCGTTAATGGTCGGAAGTGTGATTTTGCAATCTGCATCATTCACACGCAAAATCTTACCCGCATGGTCTGCAACAGTAAGTTCTGTGTTTGCCGTAATATTCACAACGAAATTAGGTCCGCGATCTACAAACCCATTCAAAGAAACTACCGGACCACTAAAAGTTGTTTGTCCCATTTTGTATCACCTCGTTGTACGCAACTAGCTCGTCAGTCCGCGTACTGTCTGATTAAGTCTGACGAGTTTGGTTTACCACTTCTTGCATGACCAATAGCCAGCACTTAGCTTGCTTTTCTTCTGGTCACACTTATGCCGAGCGCGAAAGGATTTCCTTCGTGCCGGAATACTTTTTTTAATTGTCATGTTTGGATCACCAAACCTAACAAGCTTTACGCTCTCTCCTTCTTTTGCAAGCACAGCAAACTTCTTGTTCTTGCCCGGAGTCCTCTTGGGTTTGTTATAACCCGAAAATTTTTCACCACGATATTCGATAGCCATACTTTGCTCCGAAAAGAAAAAAGAAGAAGGGCGGGAGCCCGAAAGCCCCCGCCCAGTTACCTAGCTACCGCTGCCGTTGGAAGCGTAGATTCCGAGAGGATCACTGACCCCACAGGAATATCGTTCCCGCGACTTGTAACGAACATTGCCGGTGTCAAAATCGCCGTCCATGCTCGTCTGGAGAGGGGTTCGATTGAAACCCTTCATGCCATTCGGAACATCGGTGATGATGTACCAAGCGTCGGTATCCGTGAGGTAGTGGTTTACCCGCCACCCATCCGGAATACTTCCGTTCGTTCGCAGAGCGTTCAGATCGTTATCTGCGGTACCAGCACGCTTGTCGGACTCAAGAACGCGAGTCGCAACAAACATGTTGTTGGCAGGAACAATGAGACGCTTCGGTCGGGCAGCAATCTTGAGGCCGCGCTGATCAGTAAACGCAGCGATATCAATCACTGCCTGCTCAAGCGAAGTCTCATTCAGATCCGACAGAGTTGAGGGGGCATTGCTGTTAAAGCCTCCAGCAACCGTCGGATGCCCGTCGGTTGCACCATTTGCAAACAAGTTCTTGCCGTCACCACTCGTAAAAGCTCCATTCTGGAAACCATTGTTGAGCGGGTAAGCAGCCTTGGTCTGCTTGGTGCTAGCCATTGCTCGCGCAAGGGCCTTTGTGTAGCGAGCAGAAAGCGAGTCGTAGAGGTTATCCTCAACGGCTTCTTCCGTAATCGCAAATCCCATTGCAACCGTTTCATGGTTGTAACGGGCGGTGAAAGCTTCCTGTGCCGTATCATAAGCGATAGCGGAACCTTCCGACTTCACCGGAGCAGCACCGAACCCAGAAAGCTGAACTTCCTCTTCAAAGGCCCGATCCGAAGACTCCATTTCGTAGATGTCTTCATGCTCGTTTTCGTAAGTATCGTACTCCAACCCAAACAGTGCATTGAGTCCGGGAAGGAGTTCTTTCATCATTTGTGCGCGTGAAATAGCCATGATTAATTACTCCTTTCCTAAACGCCAACGCCAAGCCAAAAGCTTGTAGCAGGATCAATTTGAACAATAGCAGTTGAGTATGTTGTTGCTGTTGCCTGAGTCAGGTAATCAACTCCGTCATCGTTTGTAAGAGCAACGACACGCAACTGAGCCGTTGCGCCGGGAGTTTCACCAGAGTCAATAGTCATACCACTCAAACCAAGAGTGGTATCCCCAGTGTTGTACTCAATATCATAAGAAATACCGATTGACGACTGATCCAAAGTCGTATCAGTATCACCATTTGCAATAGCAATCTTGTAAAGCTGAAAAGGATTCACATTTACAAATGCCATTGTATCGTCACGAGAAATGTTGTCTGTGTACTTATTAGACCAAACACGCTCTCCTTCAGAATTTGTATATTCACAACCAACAAAAACACCAACAATTGCTACGTCTGACACAGCCGTACTGGGCTCAACGTAACCAGCGGCATTCATTTTCATCAAGTCACCCTGAAGCATATCAGTAGCATCGCCATTCAAAATCTTGAAAGCGCGAGTAACCGAAGAGCCAGTAATGACCGAACTGTCAGTCCTAAGACCACCATGGGTAGCCATAATTACTTCTCCTTAACATCAGGCAACGGCCTGATTAGGAGTCCTTCTCCTAAGAGCCGTCGCCAAACGAAACGCGAGTTCTCCGCTCCGGGGGGAGCAAAGGCATTCTCGCATCTTGTTCACGCATAAAACTCTGATCCACGGCATCCATCTGTTCTTGGTTTACCTTGTTTATATATTCCTGCCTCTGTTTCATCTTTTCAGCAGAATTTTTACAAAGCATCAAGCCACCCACTACAGCCGCGCCATCAAACCGGGTATCAATATCCGGAATCAAACGAAGCTCAGGGTGATCTTCCAAGCGAACAGGCTCCCATCCTTCCCGGTACTTCCGGGAAACATTTGTGTTATCCGATTCACCTCGCATTGAGGTGCGAATCCATCGGAAGACATAACCATCCTGCGGATCCGGTGTCGGAAGAACACTCGGGGGAGTCCATGTATCAGGGCGAGCATTCACCTCTCTGGATTCATGCTCACGTTTTGCGCGAGGATCCTGTTCCTCATCAAGCTTAGTCTTATCAACCATTTGCTTTCTCCAGTTCCAAAACCTGTTTGGCGTACTGCTCAGGACTAATACCCAGGCGCTTTGCGAGTAGCACTTGAGTCTTCGTCATTTTGATTTTGCGCGATTTCGCACCCGTAGTTCGCCTTGCAGGTGCCACCACCGTCGAAGGTTTTCGGGGAGTCTCATCCTGACGAAGGCTTGGTGCATCCACCGATACATCGGTTTCATCTGCCTCCCCGAATTTTTCGGGAAATCTTTCCCGCATCTTTCTGTCAATCCGTCCGTAGTAATCACCACTTGCAGGACTAACACCACTGGAAACCAAATCTTCATGAACGGCAAAGGCGAAAGCCGTCATCTCTCTGTCGGTCTGGAACCAGGGATTTCTTTGAGCCCATTGGGCTGCTTTCGGGTCAGGGACAGGAGGTCGCTGCTGAACTTGCGGCTGCGGCTGTTCCTGCTCTTGAGCCGAGGGCGGCTCTGAAACGGGTGAGTATTCTGAAGCTTTTTGTGCATCATACGAAGCACGGGCCAGTAATTCCTGGGCGTCCGCTAGGGCTTCAGAGTCACCTTCTTCATGGGCTCGTTTAAGTCTTTCCTTTGCTGCTGAAACATCTTTCTCTGTACGAGTCTTGACTTCATCAATCAAAACTTTTTCGCCACGATTCAGAAGATCACGAAGTTGCTTGTTTTCCTCGGCCACTCTCTGGGCATAGGTCACAGCTTCATCGCGCATTCTTGCCGCAGCATCTTTCCCTCTGCGTTCTTCATGGTAATCGAACTTGAGTTTTTTGATTCTTTTTTGAACCGACTGACTGACATTACTCAGTTCTTCTTCGTGGTCCGCTTGAGCAGAACCTTCAGGGGCTCGGCGATTCCGATCCTCTTCCGGCGTGTCATCAAAAATATCAATTTCAACTTCCGGTTCGTTCGCATTCATATCAACTTCTTGCTCGCGTGCATCCCCTCTCGGAGAAGAAACAAGTTGTTCATTGCTCATATTACTTTTGCAACCCCTCTAGGATCGTCAACAACAGCCTCAACTGTGTCATCATTGATTAGTCGGAATTCCTGTTCCCCTACCATGAAGCGGGTTCCAGAGTACGTTCGCATCACGATGTAATCACCGCGATGGCACCATGGCCCGGAAGGGAACTTTTTTTGATCTTTATAAGCTAGATCTCCCAATTGAAGAACAAGGCCAATGATGGTCCCTATTTCTTCAACATGCATAGCTTCCTCAGGTTTGTAGATGCCGCCCTCGGTTTTTTGCTTTGCTTTGGGAACTGCGATTAGAATTTTCCAACCACTTGGCTTGGGCAATTTATCGCCTGCTTTTTTTAGAACTGAATGGTACTCCTCTAATTCTTCAGACTCTTCAGTCATTTCTGTCCTTTTGCAGCTTTCGCTGATTGCAACCGTTTTGGGTACGGCAGAAACCCAGGCACCCTACATGGGTGATTTTTTACAAACATGTACCGCCAAGGTAAATGTTTAAAAATTCTGATATGACAATGCCAAGATCATCTAAACCTACAGCACCGTCTTTGTTTTTGTCATAAATGCAAGTCATGACATCCTCAGACCTGCAAGTTGATAACGATGTTTCTTTAGCCAATCTAGATACACAAAATAATTTAGGTATCTCTAAACTAATGCATTCATCTATTTGATTGTCACTTACTGCAAACGGAGGATTTACATACTCTCCACTTACAAATGTTCCAGAAATGTACATACCCTCTATATCTTGATCGTTGCTCCAACAGAATTTTTCTTCTTCAGCGAAAGATGCAGATGGAACTAAAAGCAAAAACAAAAGTGTTCTAAACATCTTTTTCTATTCGCTCAATAATATCTAGAAATTCCCTCTCGGCTAAAGCTAGACCTTCAATTACGCCTACATGATATTTATAATCAGCGAAATCAGAAGCACAACCCGTGGCCAAATCGTCAGCCTTGTTGTTCATGTTTTCTCTAAGCTTTTCTTTAAAAAGCTCACTCCAGCTTTTAGCCACTATTCCTCTCTCATCTCTTTAATTTTTTCAGCCATTTTTATTCCTGTATTGACTCCTTCAAGAAGTTCCTTGGCTGTTCTTTCATCATTCTTGTCAGACATTTCCGCATGGGCCAAACCAACATCGCTACCCACCTTAAGACCTGTAAGAAATTCTTGAGACGAAATTCTTTCTTTCTCAATTTCGTTTCGGTCTTCTGCCTTCTTGAGGTCTGCCGCAATCTTGGCCGCATCGGTTTTAACCTTAGACTCAATCTGAGCTTCCCTAAGATCAAGCTCCCGGTTCTGCTGTTGAATAACCGGATCTTGCATCTTGGCCATCTGCTCTTTAAGCTGCTGCTCCGCTATGTCCCGGCCAAGCAATCGACTTCCAGCTTCGGCAACCAAGGACGATATCCGTACTTCGATATCCTGGGGAAGCGGTTCGTCGGGCGGGGGCAACGGCACTCCAAGTTCTTTTTCAATTTCCTGCCTGTACTGAAAGCCAAGATGTTCAAGAACATGAGCCGCAAGCGCCGCTTCGATTTGTTTTGCCTTGGGAGATGATTGAATAATTTCCATCATCTTAGGATCTTTGGCCGCATCCATGTGAACTTGAATGTGAGAAAGATGATCTTGAAACATGTAAGCGCGAACAGGGTCTGTCTTGAGAAGATTCATATTCTCTGAAACAGGATCCAACGCCTTCACATCATCTTCAGTCGGAACAATTTCATCGGCGTCTTCGATTCCCAACACATCTAGCATCTGTCGATGAAGCTCAGACAGGTTATACAACTGAGGAGCAGTAGAAGCCAACTGAAGTGCTGCTTGGTACTGCATAATTCTTTGCGCCATTGTCGAAGAGTTAGGATCTGAGACCGGGATAACATCAATTCGATTATCGAAATCCTGTGCTTTGAATACTTCATTGCCATCCACTTCCCATTCATAATCTTCCGGCATGTAGTCCCGGACAATGTTGGAAAGAATCTTAAACTCTTTCTTCATGGCATAATGAACACGGGCTTGAATCGCATTCATTACCTTCATTGACCTTTCAATGATTGCCAAGGTTGTTCCGACCGGAGCTTGCTGGTTCATGTCCGACACCTTCATGTCGGTAATCGAAGCAAACCTTCTTCCTTCTTCTACAATATTGTTCAACAACTGGAACAAAACATTGGAAGGTTCTTTGTAAGGAAGAAATGTAATGTTGTCCCGGATCGCTCCGCCCGGAACATCTACGTCTCTAAACTCACCCGGCATAATCGGTGAGTCATCGCCCTTGATTCTAAGGCCCCTAGCCTTCAAGCCTCCGGGAAGATTTGCCAATGTTCCGGCATCGACCAGTTGACGAAGAAGTGATGTTGACGATTTAGTGATACCACCGATAAGGTGAATTAGACCAAATCCATAGAAACCCATTCCCGGAAGGTATTCATAATGGACAAAGTGATCTCTACGCCTTTTAAGCGGATCTCCCTCCATCCAGTTCCGTCGGATCGACAAGATCTCTCCACTTCCCTTGTCGATGCTGATGACGTAGGGAAGGGCAATTCCCGTAGGATCCCCGTCCTGCATATCCTCAAATCCTGCGAGATCCCAGTCAACGTGGACTTCAAGAACGGTGTGACGACTGTCCGACGTAAAGCCCGGAGAATCGCCTGTTAGTTCGTCGTACTTTTCTTGAATGTCGGAAAGGTCTGAACTCCCTTCGGACAATTCGACATCTCGGTAGAAACCGGAAACTTGAAGCTTCCGCATTTCGTTTACCGTCTTCTTCATTACATGCGTGACACGCTCAGCCATCTCAAGAGAGGGCGCACCATAAGAAACAAGAAGATCTTCTGCGGGGATAAACATCGAACAGGGCCTACCCATATTCGGATCCCAGTAGACCTTTCTGAATGCGCTACCGGCCAAAGCAAGATTAAACAGCATCTTTTCTGTTTCGGACCGGTATTCAGGCATGTCTTCGGTAATCAAGTAGTTCATGTACTCCTTGACCCGGAAAGCCTGCTTTTCTTTTTCTTCCGTCATCTTCCCCATCATCTTTGTCTTGACGGGTCCGGCGTTGGGAAAAATCTCCGTAATGGTCTGAGCTTGGAAACGAACGACGGCCTCGGCCAAAACAGGATGCTGAACACCGCAAGCACCGGGCCACGGCGTGCTCCTGTCTTCAATCTTCATTCCAAGCTGATCAAGGCCCTTGATGTATGTCTCTTCCCAATCCTTGCGAGATTGCTTGTCAGAACCGCACATACCCAAAAGCTCAGATGAGATTTCCTGAAGAACTCTATCATCGCAGTAATCAGCAAGATTAGAGTCAAAAGAAACCTCTTCTTCGACTACATCGGAGGGGTCAAGATCAATCATGATCCCCCCATCGTCAGTTTCCGAAATCACCATATCGGGAGCAACGATATCGGCAGAGATCTCCTCAACGACAATCTCTTCGGGAACAACCCCGTTCATATTCAATCCTGCTTCAATTGCTGACTCAATGGCCATCAAAACTCCGACTAAATGTATCTTCTTCCGTAAGCATCCCGAACAGCACCGCCTCGCCTGTATCCATGCCTTCTCATCGCATCTGCAATTCTGTCCATCCGACGAACAACTCCATCATTCGGATCCAACGCTTTGAGTGACTTATACTGCTCGTGGTTCAAAAACTCATCTGCAGCATCTTTGTATAAACCCTGCTTAATAAGTTCAAAAGTCTTGTGCCTTGTCGAAAGATCACCACGATACCTAGCAGAAGCAAGGTGAGCAAATAATTCAGGACTGATGTTTTCCATCGACGGGCCAAGATCTTTAATTAACCTATCAATATTTTTTCTGTAAATTCTTTCGTTTAAAAAATCGCGCTCTTCCAAAGTTAGGGGAATTGCTTTTGCAATTGCCGCGTCAACCGCACCAATGCCATCTTTATTTTTGATACCCAGAAGAGGATCGACTTTAGAAAGTATCGACTCTGAAATACCGATGTCTTCAAGTTCTTTCCTGTTGTACTGACCGAGAT